TTGCAACGCTTCATCTGTCGTCATTCTGTACNCTCTATCAGTTTGTCTGGATAGTAAACGTCAGCTGCATGGTTATCGAATAGCTCGTCTAAAACAGCTTGTAATTTTTCTGTTGCATCTGATGGTAAATTACCTGCTAAAAACACGTCCATTTCTTCATAACCATCATCGCTCATTTTTTCGATAATATAATCAATAACATCATCTGCCTCAATTCTAAAACGTTCACATGTTGTCGTGTACCAACCTTGCCTTTCCTCATGAGTCATGCTTTCCCATTGTTCTCGAAGTTCCTCAATCGGTAATGTATCTCCATGTTTAATAACTAAAGTATTTTTTGGAATATCATGTATTTTCATTCGTTCACACTTTCATGAGGTTCAGGAAACCAAATTCGTCTTTTTTTGGGATCAATCGCAATTCCGCAAGTAACTTCCCAATCGGGGTTCATATCGTCTTCTTGCAATAATTCAATAAATGTTGATAGTTTCATCCTTCTATCCTTTCTAGTAACTCTGGATTTTCGTGTATGTTTCCGACAACTTCGTTTTCTTCGAATTCTGACCATAAATAGACAGCATCAGTTCCTGTGTCAATTAACCAGCAACCTTCTAACATTTTTACTACACCTTTAAAATTTTTATATGTGTAATCTATGAGACGTGTTGTTAAAACTATATCCCCTTCCCAAATCTCAACGCCATTTTTATCAAGCATTCCTGTTGATTGCATGAGAATAAGTTGCTTAATATCGCCTATTGCAACGCCTCCATGCTCGTCTTTTAATCCTACATCACCGTTTTCGTAATCAATAAGGGTAACCTTATACATGCGTTTGAATTTCTTTGGCCACGCTCTAAATTTCGGTATCATAACTCACCTCTCAAAAAATACTCTGCGTCACTTTTAGCGATTAAGCTATCACGATAAGCAATAGCTTCGTCTTTAGTCTTAAACTCTTTGTCTTTATAAACAGTAGGCAACATTCGTCCCCCAATGTGATCGTAAACCCTAACTACGTGTGTCATTTGCATTCTCCGTTTTCTCTAGCCAGATTGACAACATTGTGCAATAATTAGCCATGTCGTTTAACGTGTCTGACAGGCTTTCTGAGACGTTTTTGTCGCTGCTTATAAGATTATATAGTCTGTTGTATTTATCGCTTATACGGACGACACCAGCGATAAATCCGAAGTCATCCAAAGACTTTTCAAACGAGTTCCCATAATCTGCATTTTTAGCTAAAAACATTTGATAATTTTCGTTGTATGCAGCTTGCATGCTCTCTGCGTTTATTTTATCTGCCATACTATACCTCCTTAAAAAGTCATTGCTGCGTACATCAATCGCTTAACTTGCTTGTAATGATCTAACTTTGTAAATTTATTAATGATATCCATTTACTATTTTCAAAGCATCTTCCACTGACCGTGCCACTCCGGCTAACGCCCCTTTCGATGCCATAACCTCCATAAAGTTTTTCTGTTCTGGTCTTATCCGACCTGTTTCATTTTTAACTTCGATAAAAAATATTTGTCCGTTTGGTTTGAATCCAAACAAATCACAAAAACCTTTTGGTAAACCTGTATCAAAAAATCTACCATCTGCTGTTTTCACCTTTCCGACATTTGCTCGAAATACCATATACCCCGCTTGTGATAATTCCATTCGGATAAGGTTTTGGATATCATGTTCTGATAGTGACGTAGCTGACTTTTCGTTTCGCTGATTCAATTGTTAATTCAAACTCCTCTCTCGTAAATACGTCTCTGCCTTTAACCGTCCCAATAATTGATGTTAAATCATCAATATCGATACCATTTTCAAACGCCCAACACGCTCCTTTAAACAAATCATCATTCCTGTTATATGATGTTCCAGTTGCTACACGTTCATAAGCCTCTCGGCCTTCGTGACTTCCGTTTGATGTATATGTGACAGAACCTCCAAAATAGGTTGTTATACCTTCTTGTTTTGGTTTAAATGCTTCCTCTTCAAATTTTCCATCATAATAAGGTAATGTTTTAACTGCTTGTAAAACTTCACGTCCGTCAGATGGGAATATTTTGACAAAATTATTATCATTCGCTTTTATGTCAACACCAGGCATTACTCCTATTTTTTGCGTGTAATTAATATCATCGCGTTTTTTAAAGAGTATGTGCATACCACCACTTGCAGTTAATTCTGCGAATGTATTTTTAAAATTACTGATTAATTCGTTTTTATACTCATGCCTAATAATTGACGAATAACCATCTAGTCCATTGTCATACTTATCAGTCGATAATACAGATAATAAATCAATCCCCATCTTTTTTATCATTATGTATAACTCTTTAGCTAACTTCTCGTCCATGTCATGAGTATCAATATCAATACACCAAATGCCACGCATTAATAAAGCATAATCACAATTAAACCAGTTTGTATTTTTGATCACTTCTTCCGTTATTTGGATATCTTTAAACTTAATCATTGGCGTTCCAGTATCTTTTCTAAGCGGTATAACCTGATATCCTTTTTTTAAGAATGAAAGTGCTGTTGTGTGGTACATAAGGTAACGCACCTCCTTTTTTACTACGTAACCTCTAAAACGTTGATATATAGAGCATTAGAGAAGGATGGTTACGCAGTAACGCAAAATCACCCTACCCTACCCCTATATATAAATAAATAATTAATAAATCATTAATTAGACTTATTGTTTGTTACTGCGTAACCTTTCTTGAATAAAGGCTGAAATCGGTTGGTACTAAAGGGATTGAGTGGGTTACGCAACATGGAAAATTTTGCGTAACTCTGCGTGACCATGCGTTACCTTTTTAAAGGATATATTTATCAAAACGTGTTTTATTTTCGATTTCATACCCTCTGACTGTTTTCCCGTTAACTTTCTTCGACCTGCTACGTACACCAATTTCAGATATGGCTTTACTTAATGCATGATTGCTTTTTCCGTAAACTTGTAATGATAAGTCAATAACTTCTTTGTTATCAGTTCGCTGTACAAAATCAACTTCTTGTAATGCATTTATTAAAGCAACTTGAAATTCGTCTAAATCGATATCATTAAATACTTCAACATCTTTCCATTGATACCATTTACCAATTTTTTGGAAACGCTCGAGTGAGTTTAACAGAAAACCGATACAACCATCGATTTTTGGATTTTTATCACGATCAGTAAATGCTAGCCAATATTTCCTGAATACGCTCTCTCTTTCATAATCAGTTTCAGTTTTTGGTCTATCTTTAAACTGAATTAAAACCTTTCGTCCATTCATTTCATCCGACAGCGCAACAGTACGGTTTGTGTCAATACACAGAACACTCGTTAAATTAACCATTGACTGATTTTGCCCAATTGCTCGTGCAACGTGTGTTTTCTCTGTTGCAATAATTTTAAGTACACGCTCCATTGCATTGCCTTGAATATCTCCCTGTTCCGTCGCTAGAGCCATTTCTCCACCCGAGAACATCGCCCACGCCTGTAACGCTTCAAATCCATTACTTTTTAATGTATCTAGCTCAACATCAATCTTATTGAATAGACCAGATAAAGCTATATGCCTTAACCCTTTACCAGTCCTTACTCCAGATTTTGAGATGAAGAAGTTGGTTTTAGGTCTAACACCACACGCCACTTGGGCGATAAAATAAGATTGTAGTATTGCATTGTTTAACGAATTGCTATCTGCAATAACGTATTCAAGATATTTTTCTGCAATAGACTTACTGTTTATTGCTGTTTTGTAGTCTACTTCGTAATACTTAAAATAAGATACGTTTTGCAAAGGCGGTTGGTTAATGATTTCAGAATTTTCAAGGTCGATTATGAAATCCTTGCAAGCAATCTGATATGGTTCAATATAATTGATTGGTTGGATGTTTAATGTTTTGTGGATACCTTGTAGTATCTCTAAAATGTGACCAGAGTCTTTGAAACCATACTTAGTCTGAAGTGTAAAATCATCAATCAATTTAAATTGCTTATATCGAATGTCATAAAGTTTATTCTCAAAAAACGTGTAAGCACCTAGAATGTAGTCGATAACTAGTTTTGCAAATGGCGGAAAATTATTTTCAACGGAGTATGTGAGATATTCATTGCCTTGTTTATCAGTCTTTAGAATTGTATCTCCAAATAAAAAGCGATAAGTTTTTCGTCCATCTGACACAAAATACATGACATCTTCATCTTTAACCATTTCTGAATAAAACAGTTTGTGGATATACCCATTGTGATCAATTGGGACAATTTTAAATAAGTGTTTTCGTAATTCAGCTTTAAGCACTGACTCGCCGAAGATTGGGGCTCCCCAATCGGTTTCGGTGGTCAATTTTGATAAAGCTTCAATAAATTCATTTGATGTCATTTATCCCCCAGTCTAAATTAGAACGGTAGATCGTCTTCTTCAATCTCAGCTTGTGTAAATCCAGTTGTTTTTTCTTTCCATATGTGGTGGCTTTCAGGCACATCGCTTTGATTTGCGTAACGAACTTTCGGGTATTTATTTCCGTTATATTCGTCAAGTTTAACGGTTACTTTTGCAGTGCGTCCTTTGAAGTCGTTTAAAAACGCTTCAAAACTATCGTAGTGTTGCCCCTCTTTGATACCAAGTGCTTTTGCTTTACCCATTAAAATGCCGATATGATACTTCCCAGTTTGTGAGTTGGGATATTGCTCATCCCATAAGTGGTAGTTTTGCATTTCTTGCTTGATATCGTTTCGAACAACATAGTCAATAACAACACGTTTTTTGCCGTTACGGTCATTTACTGCTTCATATGCATCATAAACAATCATTTCGTATGGTTGTTCTTTGAATTCTGCGTGTTCTTTAACTTCTGAAAAATCTGTTGTAAATCCTGCCATGTTTTTATCCTCTTAATTTCTTTTTTAGCCAATTGTAGGCGCTATATATTTCTTTTTCTGACTTGCCTGTTACTTCGGCAAGTTCATTAACGTTTGTTTCTACCCAATCAGTTTTTAAGTAGAAATAGATAAGTTTATATAATGGTTTTCCTTTGCCAGCGTCTTTAACTCTAGCTTGGGCAATTTCCCAGTTTGTTTTTAAATCTTTACCAAACTTCTTATTAGCAAGTTGTTTGATTCTAAACCGCTCACGTTTTATGAGTTCAAGTTCTGCCTCTATGCGTTCTTTCTCTTGTTTTTCTTTCAATCCAAAATCATGATTGCATAATTCACAGAGCTGTTGACTAAGTGGCCACAAAGCTGAACACACAGGACATTCTTTTGCGTGTACCGTGTTAGTTTTATTCGACTTCTTCTTCCACCCTCCTCGGAAATAATTCTCCCAATGATGCGGTGTGTCAGGTAAGCCGTGAATATTCCAGTTTCCTACGTGATCTAAAATGATAGCTTTTTTATTAGGTTGATATCTCATCGACCGCATAGACTGTTGTAAAAATAATACTAATGATTTTGTAGGTCTACAAAGAATAGTTACTGTACAATCTGGGACATCGAAACCTTCTGATATCAAATCAACGTTACAGATAACTTGTATTTTACCGTCACGGAAATCTTTCATGCTTTTATCCCGTTTGGCTTTAGGCGTTTTTGCATCTGCGTGTATTGCATTAATTCCCATAGATTGGAATTCTTTAGCAAATGCCTGCGATGCTTCTACCGAGTGAGCGTATAAAATAGCTTTCTGACCGTTCGCTTTTTTTATATACTCTTGAACTACATCACCAAAAATCTTTTTACCAAATGATTCGTCAATCGATTTATTGGAGTAATCTCCGTTTTGTACTTTTAATTTCGCAGTATCAATTGATAGAACACTATAATAATCATATGGTGCAAGTTTATTATTATTGATAAGCCACTCGACCGTTTTACCAAGAACCATAACATCGTAAGTGTCTGTAAAACCGTCGCCTGATAGACGCCAAGGTGTAGCAGTAAAACCAATCCTCGGCACGTCTGAAAAGTATTCATAGATCATTTGGTAGGTACTAGCTTTCCCATGATGACCCTCATCTGTGATAATTAAGGTTGGTTTTGTTAATTTATCCAAGCGGTTTTTAGCTTTACCAACTGTCATTAAATCCACTTTATTCATGTCAATTCCATGGAATTTAAAACTATTAGTGATTTGGTCAATTAATTCTTTGCGATGGACCAAGAATAAAACGTATCCGTTTTTTTGAGTCGCTGACTTAGCAATATCAGAAATGACTACTGACTTACCACTTCCAGGTGGACTAACAATCATCACATTATGCTTTAAAATATGTCTTCTTGCCTCATTTATAAGTTCTGTTTGATATTCGTGTAAATGGTATACCGTTACGCATCACTCCCTTCGAAATTAAACAACTCTTCCGCCTTACAAACGGTCCTATTATCAAGCCTATTTTTTGCGTACAGTCCATCGCTTCCTTCCAAAAGGATCCCGTGTCCACCAGTTTTTGGATTTACTTGAATGCGTCCGACAACATCGGTTAAACCTAGCGTTTGGCTTAGGACTTGTTTGCGGATATCTGGGACGTATTGTGTAATCATTTGTCCGCTCTCGAGCGTTAAATCTTGCGTTGATTCCCAAGCAGTCACAAAAATATTAATAGGTTGGCTGTAAATGGTAGTCAATACTCGTAAATAGTAATTGGTCCACATGTTGTATTGTTGCAATTCGTTTGTGATTCCATTTTTAGACTTGCGACCTTGTTCGATAAACCAGTCTGATTGCCAACTTGTGATATTATCAATGACTAAATTGTCATATTCTTTGATAAGTTCTGGTAATTCTGTCAAGAATTCAGTCATAAAGTCGCTAGGGTGCGTCCTGTCAAATTGGATAATATCAATGTTTTCGTTTCCGGCAATCGTTTTAGATGAATGGTCCATGTCTAAAATCAGTGTCTTTCCTTTTAAATAATTAATTAAGTAAGTTTTCCCGTTTCCGGGTTTGCCATAGATTAATATGCGCCAATTATGAGTCTTTGTAATCTCTGTTGCTTTAGTTATCTTCATATTCCACCTCGAACATTTCTGTCAATGTAGTTTCGACATCATAAGATTGCTTTAATTGTTTTTCTTTTTCTGTGAATAAATCATCGATTATAGGCGTATCAAACAATTGACTATACTTATCGATAATTTCTTTCATAGCATTTTCGACATCAATTTGAATAGAATC